ATCTTTTAGAAGCGTTCCACTTTCAGTATAAAGGCGTATTGAATTGGCATTGGAGGGCACGGCAACAATGGAGCATTCGTATAATTCGCATTTTTCCATTACCAGTTCAGTACCGATAATTTTTAAATCCTCACGATTAAAAGTGATACCCATTGAACACGAGTTTAGAAATTCTCGTTCTACTTTCCCCGACACTTTTAATGCGTCCGCATCTTCAAGGTCAAAAACAGGCTCTCCCAAAAGCAAATCTTTTTCTACTCTAATGTTTGTCCATTTACCCAGTACCGATTCCGTAGCGTTCCAATGTTGGTTTAACATCATTGGGTTCTTGTTGAATCGCTTTAAACTAATACCTGCAGTAAGGATTCTAAATCCATAACTATTGGTTTGGTTTTGGTCATTAAAAACAAAAGGTTTTGCCATAAATTGATTTATTATTTTTTTATTTTGTTAGGGCAAATTTTAGACGGTTTTTTGTTTAAAAAAAATAAGTGTTCAATTCTTAAACACTTTCAGTCAATACTTTAATTAATGTTGCCAAGGGTTGGTTTGTATTTTTTAAAACTCATATAATAGATTGACTTTTGCAGTATAAATCATAGAAATGGCAAGGTCAAAAGATGCAACTCGACAAAAAGCGGAGGCTTATTATATAGAAAACTTTGAGGCAACAAATACCGAGGTTTCAGAATTGTATGCCGTTCGCCCAGCTACAATAGGAGAATGGGCAAAAAAATATGATTGGGAGGAGAAACGATATAATTTTCACGCATCGCCAACCAAAATAAAACAGTTATTACAGCAAGAACTCTTAAATGTAACCAGTGGTGGAACTCCAAAACTGCCTGCAGATGGCATCTCTAAACTAATGTCGGCTTTGGATAAATGTGATAAAAATTCTGATCCTATTGTGGTGCATAAAATTCTTAAAGATTTGGATTTATTCATCTCTCAAATTGATGCAGATTTTGCCACCAAATGCACCGCCTTTCATAAACAATTTTTACAGCACAGGATAAGTCTTGAAAACTAATGAATACTAATCATAAATATTTAAAACTTTTACAAGATTACGATAAACATTGTTTGCGTATTGCCCAAGCCACGGCTATTGACATTCACGAAACGGCAAAACAAAAAGCCGAACGAATAAAAGAATTGGAAAAAAGTTATGTAAGATGGTTTGAATATTACTTTCCAAATTATGCCAAAAAAAAATGCGGTTGGTTTCATACCAAAATGGCAAATACCATCATCAATAATAAAAGACTTCGGTTTTTAGGTGAGATGTTTCGTTCGGCAGGCAAGTCGGTACATATTGATATGGGGATTCCCTTGTTTTTGTATTTGGTTAGGCACGATTTAAAATTTATGCTTTTGGTGGGCGAAACCGAACCAAAGGCAAAACGATTGCTATCTGGAATACAAGGGCAGTTGCAATTTAATAATCGTTTAAAAAATGATTATGGCGAAAAGTTCCAACAGGGCAACTGGGCGGATGGTGATTTTACAACCTCCGATGGCGTAAAATTTATGTGTTTGGGGTTTGGTCAAAATCCACGAGGTGCAAGGGAGCAAGCGGAAAGACCAGACTATATAGCTGTTGATGATGTGGATGACAAACGCCATGTAAATAATGATAGAATGATGCGTGAAGCTATTGACTTTATAACCGAAGATATTTGGGGTTGCTTTGATTCTGATGACGATGCCACCGAACGATTTGTTTATGCAAACAATAACTTCAATAAAAATAGTATCACCAATAGGCTTAAAATTTACTTTAAAGAGGTTATAAAAAAACAAAAAGATAACAAGGAGCAAAACGATATTAAGTTTGAGGTTCTAACGGTTTGTGCCGTCAAAGACACCCTAAATTTTCAGCCCGAATGGATAGAAAAAACAAGTGCGGATTACTGGCGTAAAAAATTTGAAACCATGCCGTATCGTTCCTTTATGCGAGAATATATGCATGTGCATATTGAAGACGGGGCGATTTTTAAATACGAAAATATCCAACGCAAAAAAATGACCGTTCATAAAGGGTTAAAGCAATATGAGGCTTTATGTTTTTATGGGGATTTAAGCTACAAGGCAAATGCCGATTATAAAGCCTTTGTTTTGGTGGGCAAAACGGCTAAGGAGTTTCATATTCTACTGGCTTATTTACAACAAAAAAGCCGTGCCCATGCCGCTAAATGGTTGTACGATGTTTACGAAACTTTTGGGCTTCAAGGTTTCAATATTCGGTATCTCATTGAAGGACTTTTTGCCATGGACGAGTTTGTTTCTGACTTTGATGCCGAAGGCGAAAAACGGGGATACTATATTCCAGTAACGGCGGACAAAAGAAGTAAAGCCGATAAATATGACCGTGTTGAAAGTTTATGTGGACACTTTGAAAGAATGAATGTTTATTTTAATTCCGATGAGTTGCCCGATCTTATTGAAAACGATATGCAAATATTAATCGACCAATTCCTTGCTTTTGAAAAGGGAAGCCAGGCACACGACGACGGACCCGATGCAACACATGGGGCATTTTCGGTTGTGAATGTAGCAACCCATATTTCAAAAAATCAATATTCCTTTGGTAGTAGAACAAGCCACAGGTTTTAACCACTAAATAAATAAGTATGTTTATTACAGTTTCAGAACTTTACACCTCTATTTACGACTATCAACTACAACAAATTGTAGAGCAAAATAATGATATTGCCCTAACCGCAATTGCCACAGCTGAGCAAGAAGTAAGAAGTTATTTGACTTCCAACAATTTAAAACAATGGCAGGATGGGCGACCTCGGTATGATGTTGATTTAATTTTTGCAATGGTTGGTACAGCTCGTAACGCATTGATAGTTCAACATGTAAAAACAGTTGCCGTGTGGTATGTTTGTCAATTGTCGAACCCTGATATAATCTACGAGCATATTAAAGAACGCTATGACCGAGCTATTGATTATCTTAATAGAGTATCCAAAGGAGCGGTTACTCTTAATCTTCCTGTTTTGATAGATAGCAACACCGACCCAGCCACTCAAAAACAACCTTTCCGTTTTGGAAGTCGTATAAAATTTAATCACGAATAATTATGCGTAATAATCAAAAAAAGAACCTTGCCATACAACCTAAAAAAACGGACACTACAAAACGTTTTTTGCCTTATGATAGTAAAGCAGTAAGTAGAACACGGCAAGATATACAAAGCTGGAACACGGCACTCCGATTGGCTCAAAGTGAAGACCCAAAAAATTACAAATTGCAGTTGCTTTTTGACGAGATAAGTAATGATGCCCTTTTGACTTCACAGATTCAGAACCGCAAACAACAATTATTCACATCGAGTTTTTCACTTAAAAAACCAAACGGGGAAGTAGATGAGGAGCAAACAACCAAACTAAAAAATAGCCCTATTTTTCGCCAATTAACAATGGCAATTTTAGATATTTTGTATTATGGTTATTCGTTGGTTGAATTGCGTTTAGAAGCCAATACAAAAGGCGAATTAGTGCCCGCTGTTACTACTTTACCAAGAACCAACGTTGTGCCTCAAAAAGGATTGTTTTATAAAGATTACACACAAGACAAAACAACGGCTTACCGTGAAATGCCAGAATTCGGGACTTGGATTTTAGAGTTCAATTCTAATGAGCTAGGGTTATTAAACAAAGCCGTGAGCCACATTTTGTTTAAACGATTTGCACAATCCTGTTGGAGTGAACTTTGCGAAATTTATGGCATTCCGCCACGGGTTTTAAAAACCAATACACAAGATGGAACAATGCTACGACGGGGCGAACAAATGATGCGTGATATGGGAAGTGCCGCATGGTTTATTATTGATAGTACAGAAAATTTTGAGTGGGCAAAAGGTGTATCAACTAATGGCGATGTTTACAATAATTTAATTGGACTTTGTAATAATGAAATTTCGATGTTAATTTCGGGTGCGGTTATAGGGCAAGATACTAAAAACGGAAGCAAGGGCAAAGAACAAAGCTCGCAAGATATGCTTTGGCAATTGGTACAATCGGATATGGAACAAGCAGAGCAATACTGGAACGATACCATAATACCCGGACTTATTAATATTGGTTTTCTAACTGGCGAACTAAATTATGAGTTTGATCCGCAAGAAGATACACAACAATTATATGAGCGTGCCATTGGCTTTTTGGGTACTGGGAGTTATTCGATAACGCCCGATTATATTCTTAAAAAATTCGGTCTTGAAGTTGTAGAAAAAACACAACCTACACCGGGTACTCAAAAATTAGACTTGGACGGCGATTTTTTCGCATAAGCCCTGAATATTTTGGGGCGTTACATAATAGATTGAATTTTATTTATGACTGTAATTGTGCCGATTGTAAAGCGCAAAAGGGGGTTTTAAATCTGTCTATTTCAAAAGGATTTAAAAACCTTTTAAATGTTGCTGAAAAGGCGTTTAAAAGGTTGCATAAAAATGGAAAATATCATCCAAAGGATTTAAAAAACACTTTGGAATATCAAAATTTAATCAACGAAACAAACGCCGTTTTTGATAAAACGATAGTGGATAATGTAGTTGATGGTGCGCTGTTAAAAAACTTGCAAAATGATGTTTTTTTTTTTCGGCTTTAAAAACCCACGCTCAACTTTTTGAGGCTTCACGATTGCTGTTGAACTCTGAAAATAAAATAAAACCTTTCTCGGAGTTTTATAAAGAGGTTGCAAAAACCAACGAAACCTACAACAGGCAATATTTAGAAGCCGAATACCAGTTTGCCGTGGCATCTTCTCAAATGGCAAATAAGTGGGCGGGTTTTAGTGAGGATTATAATTTACAATATCGAACGGCAGGCGATAAGCGTGTGCGTGATAGTCATGATGTTTTGAGAGATACAACGCTACCAAAATCAGATCCTTTTTGGGATAGTTTTACGCCTCCAAATGGATGGCGTTGTCGCTGTACCGTGGTTGAAGTTTTGCCCGAAGATTACAAAGCAAGTGATAGTAAAAAAGCAATAGAAAAGGGCGAAACGGCCACCAGTCAAATTGGTAAAGACGGCAAAAATAAACTTGCAATTTTTAGGTTTAATCCAGGAAAGGATAAAGTAATATTTCCGCCAAACCATCCGTATAATAAGGTAGTTGGAGCAAACGTTGTAAAAGAGGTTGTTAGCAAAAAAACAGAATATAAAAATTATTCTATTGACCAACTAAAAGAAGTATATAAAACGCAAAAGATTGACAAAGATAAAGAAAGTACCATTATGAATACAACAACTGGTTATGTGGGAACACTAAATTCATTTGATATAAATGAAAAACTACGCAAGAAGCTTGAATTATCGGATAACGATAAAAGGACAGTCAATGATTTGGATAGTTTGATAAAAAAAAATAAGCTAAACGACAACTTAATGTTATACAGGAATGACGGGCATGGTTTTATAGAATCTCACTTTGGAATTTCTGTTAAAGGATTGGATAATAAAGATGCCATTAGTAAGCTAAAAGAAACAGGTGTAACTAAAATTTCAGATAAAGGCTTCTTTTCTACATCTGCCTTGAAAAGTGAAAATGCTTTTAAATTTAGAAAAATACACTCTGAAATTAGAGCAAAAAAAGAAACAAACGCTTTTGTTGTAAATAATTATTCTGAAAGTGAAATAATTTTAAGTAGAAACCAGAATTTTAAAATTATTGATATAGTAGAAGAAAATGATAAGATAAAAATCATTATAGAAACGGATTAGTAACCGAAACGTGCCAAAATTTTAGGAACACCATATTCAAAAAGAAATTTTTTATCCCCAGTGTTTGAAAAGTCCATTTCG